ACATGATTGAAGGTCAGGCAGAGTATAAATTTTTTAGAGAAAGTGCTGATGGAACTTCTGCAACTACTACGCCTACAAATGGGATATACGGAATGTCTGATGTTCTTGAAGCACATTTAAGATCTAACAGAACTCAAACAACACAATCAGATAGTCCCATGACTAAAGTTGATAGATCAACTTATGGGGGTTTTTCAAACAAACTTTCTAAAGGAACACCTAATCAATATTTTGTTCAAAGATTTATAGATCACGTAAGTATTCAAGTATATCCAACACCAGACTCTACAAATGCATCTAAAGACATGCATATTTATTACATTAAAAGAATTCAAGACATTGGTGATTATACAAATGCAACTGATGTGCCTTTTAGATTTGTGCCTTGTATGGTATCAGGTTTAGCATTTTATCTAGCACAAAAATATCAACCACAAATGGTGCAAGCTATGAAACTTTATTATGAAGATGAATTTGCTAGAGCGTTAGCAGAAGATGGCTCTGCTTCTAGCACACATATTACACCTAAAACTTATTATCCAGGAACATAATGGCAAAATACGCAACAGGTAAATACGCAAAAGCAATATCAGATAGATCTGGTATGGAATTTCCATATAGAGAAATGCTTAGAGAATGGAATGGATCATTAGTCCATGTTTCAGAATACGAGGCTAAACAACCACAGTTAGAACCTAAACCACATGGTGCAGATGGTATTTCATTAAGAAATGTTAGAACAGATAGAGTAGAACCAGCTGTTGCAGTATTGTTAGGTAATAATCCTTTTTCTACCACGGCATCATCAACAACAATAACTGTAACAGAAAACAATCATGGAAGAACTTCAGGAGATACGGTAAGGTTTAGAAATGTGCAAGGAAGCCCTGGAAATGTAGCTTTTACAGCCTACGAGGACTCTTCAGGTTTTAGTATAACAGTGACTACAACAAATAAATATACATTTACACTAGGTTCAACTCCTAGTATAACAGAGGAAGCAGGAGGACCAACTGTGACTGCAGGTCCAGTTACTATAACACCATGATAAATAAAATTTGGAATTGGATAAAAAATATATTTAAGCCAGAAAAACAAGATCCTCATCTTGTTTTATATGAAGAAGTAAAAGAACCTAAACCAGAACATTGTGCAACACATTTAAGATTTAAAAAAAGTTGTCCAGATTGTAGGGAGATAATAGCATAATGGCAGGATTAAGCGCATCAGGATTAAAAACACAGATTAGAAGCTATACAGAAACAGATTCTAATGTTTTAACAGACGCTGTTTTAGAAAATATAATTTTAAACGCACAATATAGAATTTTTAGAGATGTGCCAATTGATGCTGATAGAAAACAACAAACAGGAAATTTAGTGGTTGGTCAAGAAACAATTAATGCTCCAGCAGGAGCAGTTTTTATTAGAGCTATTCAAGTCTATGATTCTACGTCTGCCACTACGGGAGCAAACGTATTTTTAGAAAAAAAAGACATTTCATATTTACAAGAGTATGTTCCATCAACTGAATCAGCTAAAAGAGGACAACCTAAATATTATGCTATGTTTGGTGGTGCAACAGGAGAGTCTGATACTACATCTGGAAGAATGATGTTTGCTCCTGTTCCTGATCAAACTTACTCATTTAGAGTTCATTATAATGCAGCGCCAGCATTATTAGAAGGAGATGGAACTAATTATATTAGTTTAAACTTTCCAAATGGGCTTTTATATTGCTGTTTATCAGAAACATATGGATTTTTAAAAGGTCCAATAGATATGTTGACACTGTATGAAAATAAGTATAAACAAGAAGTACAGAAGTTTGCTAATGAGCAAGTTGGTAGAAGACGAAGAGATGACTATACTGATGGTGCTGTTCGTATACCAATAAGATCAGCAAACCCATAGGAGAAAAATTATGGCTATATCATCAGCAATTTGCACAAGTTTTAAACAAGAAATTTTAGTTGGAACACATAATTTTACTGCGTCTAGCGGTGATACTTTTAAAATAGCTTTGTTTACAAGTGATGCATCTTTAGGTGCTGGGACTACGGCTTATTCAACATCAAACGAAATTTCAAACACATCAGGATCTGCATATTCTGCAGGTGGTGCAACTTTAACAAGTGTTACACCAACAACATCTGGAACAACTGCATTCTGTGATTTTGCAGATGTAAGTTTTACTTCTGCTTCCTTTACAGCTAACGGTGCATTAATTTATAACGATTCACAATCTGACAAAGCTGTTGCTGTTATTGCTTTCGGCGGTGATAAAACAGTTTCTTCTGGAACTTTTACAATTCAATTTCCAACAGCAGACGCATCTAACGCAATCATTCGTATAGCATAAGGGGGTAAAACCTTATGGCCAATACTTGGAACGAGTCAGGCACAACCTGGAGCACGGGTCGTTGGGGCACAACCGATGCTATTGCAAGTGGTTGGGGTGCCGACGCTTGGAATACTGGTGGTTCATGGGGACAAGCTACTGATGAATTAGTTTCTTTAACAGGAGTATCAGCAACTACATCTCTTGGAGATGTAATCTCAGGAGCTAATCAAGGTTGGGGTAGAGCTGGTTGGAGTGAAGAGCCTTATGGAGAAAGTGATAATCCAGTAGTTACATTAACAAGTCAATCCGTAACAACCTCTTTAGGTGATTTAGAAGCGTTTAATGAAACAGGTTGGGGGAGATTAGGTTGGGGAGATGCTGACTGGGATGAGGCTGCTGATGAGACTGTATCTATAACTGGAGTCGAGGCTACAACCTCTTTAGGAACAGCTGTTCATGGTATTGGTGTTCCTATAGAAATGATTCCAAATCCACCTTCTGGAAGTGAACTTCTTAAAATAATGAGAGGTCAAGTTGGTGAGATTACAATAGGTATAGGTGCAGAATTAACTGGAATACAATCTAATTTTGCAACACCTACTTTATCTTATGTAGGAACTTTAGTTGGTTGGGGTAGAGATGGTTGGAATGATAATTCTTGGGGTGAATCTCCAAATCAAGTTTTAAATATTGTTGGTGTAGATGCAACTACAAGCGTAGGATCAATATCACCAGCAGATGTAGTTGGTTTATCTGGTCAAGAAGCAACTACAAATATTGGAAGTGTAACTTTTACAATTGATTCAACACCAGCAGTAACTGGTCAAGAGGCTTCAGGAGAGGTAGGAACGTTAGGTTTAGAATTTGGACCAGCGTCTATATCTGGAGTGTCATCTACATTTAACGTAGGAACATTAGGTTTAGAATTTGGTCCACCATCTATTACAGGTGTTTCAGCAACAGTTAACGTAGGAGAGTTAACAATTGATGACGCACAAATAATGAACATAACAGGTGTTCAATCTACGTCTGCTGTTGGATCTATAGTTACTCAAATAAGTGTTCCTTTAACAGGTATAGCTGCAACATCTTCAATTGGATCTGTAATTGCACCAGATGTAATAGGTTTAACTGGATTACAAGCTACTTTTGTAGATCCTACAATTGGAATACAAGCTTATAAAAACGTTGATACGGGATCAAATGATTCTTTTAGCAATGTTGACAGTGGCTCAAATACATCATATAGTGACGAGTCAATAGGATCAAATAGTTCACTTTCTAATGTTGCAACTGGATCCAATACAAGTTATAGTGACGCTGCATAGGAGAAAAAATTTATGGCATCTACATATACACCTTTAGGAGTAGAACTTCAGGCAACTGGTGAAAACGCTGGTACGTGGGGGACAAAAACTAATACCAATTTACAAATTATAGAACAAATTTCGGGTGGATACACAACACAATCAATAGCTGGTGGTGCTCAGACTACTGCTCTATCTGTATCTGATGGATCAACTGGTGCCACTCTTTCTCATAGAATGATTGAGTTTACTGGAACTATCACAGGAAATCAGATTGTAACAATACCTTTAGATGTTCAAACTTTTTATTTTTTAAGAAATTCAACTTCAGGATCGTACACAGTTCAATTTAAATATGCATCAGGAAGTGGTGATTCATTTACTTTTGCAGCAGGAGATAAAGGTGATGCTGTTGTATTTGCAACTGCTAATGATGGAACTAATCCAGATATAGATACTTTGCCAGCTGGCGATGTTACACTTACTGGAACACAAACTTTAACTAATAAAACTTTAACCTCACCTAAAATTGGCACATCAATTTTAGATACTAATGGAAATCAATTAGCTCTTTTAACAGCCACAAGTTCTGCAGTTAACGAATTTACAATCGCAAACGCAGCAACTGGTGCAGGTCCAACTATTTCATCTACAGGAGATGATTCAAATATTGATATAAACATTACACCAAAAGGAACTGGAGATGTTGTTCTTGCTGGAGATACAGTAAAAGTTGGAGACTCAGGAGCAGCAGCTGTCTTAACTTCTAACGGAGCTGGCACTCTTACAGTTACAACAGGTGGTGCCTCAGATCTTGTTTTAAATACAAATTCTGGAACTGATTCAGGAAACATAACAATTACCGACGCAGCAAATGGAGACATAACTATTTCGCCTAATGGAACTGGGGTGGCTAAAGCTGTAGATGGAGGAGATAATACAGCAGCCATTAAAATTGCTGGAAAAGAAACTATTTGGGTTCCAGCACAATCAATGTACCCTAATTCAACAAATGGTTGTGCAGATTTAGCACAAGTAGAATTATCAAATGGACCTGAAATTAAGACACTAGATTTTGACAAAGACTCAGATGAGTTCGCACAATTTGCTGTTGCATTTCCTAAATCATGGAACGAAGGCACAGTTACTTTTCAAGCATTTTTTACAGCAGATTCAACAAATACAGGAACCACATCTTGGGCGTTAAGTGGTGTAGCTATTGCAGATGATGATAGCATCAATACAGCGTTTGGAACTGCAGTTGCACCAACAGCAAAAGCTCACAGTGGAACAGCAAATGATTTAGACGTTACAGCAGAAAGTGGAGCAGTGACTATTGCAGGTTCACCTAGCACAGATGAACAGGTATTCTTTCAAATACAGAGAGATGTATCAGAGGATAGTTTAACTGCTGATGCAAAACTATTGGGAATTAAATTATTCTTTACTACTGATGCTGCTAACGACGTTTAATAGGAGTTAGTTATGAAACAAATTATTGTAGAAAACCCAAAAGGTCATAAGAAAAAACAAACTAGACCCAAAACTAAATCTTTTGGCTATCAAATATTAGGATTTGGTGGAGGTACTTCAAAGCCTAAATTTGCAATAGATTATTTAGTTGTCGCTGGAGGTGGCGGTGGCGGAGATGATAATGCAAGTGGAGGAGGAGCAGGTGGTCATAGAAGCTCTTTTCCAGGTGGTACACAAATAGAATTTGAAAGCGGGACACAATATAATGTTACGGTTGGTGATGGAGGTGGACAAGCAGGAAGAGGTAATGATTCAGTTTTAAATCACTTTGGAGGCAATATTACATCAACAGCTGGCGGAAGAGGATCAAGAGATAACAATACAGGGCAACCTGGTGGATCAGCATCAGGCGGTGGAGGCGGCGGTGGAGTAATTAGACTTGCCGGTGAAGGAAATGCAGGAGGTTTTTCCCCACCAGAAGGAAATGATGGTGGTAATGGTAACCCAACACCCCCAGCTAGAGCTGGTGGAGGTGGCGGCGGAGCTGGCCAAGTGGGTCAAGCTGCTGGATCAAACAATTGTGGAAACGGCGGAAACGGAACATCAAACAGTATTAATGGATCTGCAACAACTAGAGCTGGCGGAGGCGGCGGCGGATGCCGAAGTGGAGGACAAGCAGGCGGCGGCGGAAACGGCGGCGGCGGAGCGGGTTCTAACGGCTCAGG